TCTGAAGGTAATTTAATAACATCTTTGTTTTTCTCTAAACAAGTATCTCTATCCATAGTTTCATAGTACCAATACCAAACGTTGTAATTAGAATTTTGTATTGCACCAAAATCGTATTTACCACCAGGTACATTATATAAATGAACTAATTTTGTTCCTTCAGGACCTGCAGTAATTCTATATGTTAAATCACCACCAATTAATCTATTTTTAATACTTCTATCACCCATTCTAAGTAATAGGTCAAACGCTGGCATCATAAAATATGAACCCGCATTACCAACTTGTGCATAACCACCTACACCACCAAAACCTTGACCACCTAATCCACCGAAACCACCTAAGAATGGGTCAACAATAGAATCTGTCAAAGTTGCACGAGTGAAATACATTAATTCATTTATTTCACGACCCGCAGGGATTTGATAAACTTGTTGATTAGGAATAGTTTGGAAAAAATCTTTTTTCAATTCCCATGGACCATTTGCTTGTAAACCAACAATCTTAGAGTATGAGTATGTGTATTGTGTTTCGTAATCTAAACTACGAGTTGTAAATGCTCTTGTTAAAGATTGAGTATCAACATCTAAACCCGCTAATGCTGACCATTGTGATTCGATTAACCAATCGGATACATATTGTTCATATTCAGATATTGATAATTCAAGAAAAGTATCCATTTGTTCTTCAGTAAGTTCAATACCACGAACTGGCATACCCAAAAGGTGTAAAACTTGGGTAAATAATTTATCTCTTTCTTCTGGCGTAATAATTGTTGTACTCATACTTCATAAATATTAGAGTTTTTCTTATTATTGTGGTATGAATACATCACTATTAGAACTATTTGAAGTTGGGGGTAAGAATGATTTTGAATTTACCTATAAAATTGCGGAAGGAGAAGAGAACGTCATATCTTTAGATTTAGAAAATAAAAAAATCAATGTTTTGATTGGTAATCCTGAAGATAAAAATTTAGATACCGATATTAGAGACGTAATTATGACAATTAAAAGAGACTCTTAATTAAATCTCTACTAAAGGATTCTGAATATTCACCATCACCCATTACTTGGTCTATAACACCTTTTTTACGTTGTAAAATATTGTAAATTATTTTTTCGACTGTATTTTCAAAAACGGGATAATAAACTAACACACTATTTTTTTGACCATATCTATATGCTCTATCTTCACCTTGTGAGTGGTCGGCTGGTACAAATGATAAGTCATTCATTATAACAACCTCAGCGGCAGTTAAAGTAATACCAACACCTGCAGCTTTGATGTTTCCAATAAACACTTTTACCTTATCTTCATTTTGAAATCTATCAACATTTTCTTGTCTTTTGTCTTTACTCATACGACCATCTAATGTTACTGAATTCTTTTTATATTTTTCATGCAACATATCCAAAGTCATAGTGAAATTAGTTAATACAATTACCTTTTTACCTTGTTCTAAACATCTATCTATAATTTCACATGTGTATGGAATTTTTTCATAAGATATTAATTGACGCACTTTCATCAAACGATTTAAAGTCACCGTTAATGTTTCTTTATCTTTGTTATCATTACTAATACGTGTAAAATCATCCATTTCTTCTTCGTACATTTTAGAATTCAATTCAACAAAAATTGGGGTGACTATTTTTTCAGGTAAATCAAGAATATCAGTTTTCATTCTTCTTAAAACAACATTCTTAGTTCTTTCTCTTAATTCATCCAAATTACTTGCACCACTTGTATTCCAAACCTTTCTGTTTCCGACTCTAAATTGAAAACCTTTACAATAACGTTTAACATATGTTTGCCAATTTAACGTTAGAGGTGATTCTACAATCTTTAATAAATTAAAATAATTGATTGGTCTTGATGTCATTGGTGTACCTGTTAATAACCACACTTTAGGTATTTTTTCTAACACATCGTTAAGTAATCTTGTTCTGTTAGCTGTAGAATTAGAAATATAATGAGCTTCATCCACAATTGCCAAATCAAATCCTGCGTTTACTAATAATTTATAATCATCACTATCTTCTGATTTATCTGTTGTGTGATAATTTTTAATGATGTCATAATTTATGATGTAATAGTCAAATGTAGACCCCCATTTACGTCCTTCTACAATTAGTACCTTTCTATCGGAATAGTTCTTAATTTCCCTATCCCAGTTAATTTTAAGAGAAGCTGGACATACTATCAATACTTTTTTTGCACCACTTTCTAATGACGCAATGACAGCCGACGTAGTTTTACCCAAACCCATATCATCAGCAAGAATAAACTTGTCATTGGCTAATAGTTTTTCAATTGCCACCTTTTGATGTTCCATAGGTGGTCTCTTATCATAAATAGAATAATCAATAATTCTGTTAAGTTTTTTTTCAGGTTGTACAACTGCAGCCTTAGGTAACCACATTGCATGATTTTGTTCTTTCTCAATTATTTTACCCCAAATATGAAAAGCTTTATCAGTTTCACACAATAATTTTTCACACCAAATTTGTTCAGGAGGTTTAGTAAGTAATCTGTCTTCCATTATTTTCTCACCAAACGTACTTACAATGTTTATATATTTTCTAGCAATTTTTGGTGTAGTATTTTGATACTTCATTACATACTCAGCTTGAGGACGAGTTAATTTGAAATTTTTTACATCCAAAAACTTTCTTTTATATTCTAATAACACATTATTAGAACCTTCATATGTTGATAATATTTCACGAGCCTCTATCTCAGGTATCATTTTATCCATTATATATAATATAAATAAAAAGAATAAAAGATTAAACTATTTATTGAGTATGGATAATAAGTTACCAATAACCCGTCTTTCTAAGTTTTTATCACAAGATGACTTTGACTTACATCAAACAATGGGTCAAGAGTATCTTCATGGAGACCTTAATATGAAATTAGTTTTGTATCGAGTAGATAGGGAAAAAACAGACAAAGACGATATCTATGGTGAGGTTGGTCAAGATGAAATAAAATATTTTCCTCCTGTAGAATTTAACGCTTTGGTTAAAATCGAGGAACCAAAAAACAATGCATACCAAAACGGTCTTTTGAGATACAATGAACCAGGTAATATGATACTTTCAGTGTACATCAAACATTTGAGTGAATTGAATATTGATATAAGATACGGTGATTTTATAGGATATCCAGAATCTGAAACAAGATTAAGATTTTACAATGTAGTTAATGATGGAAAAGTAGTTTCGGATAATAAACATAATATGTTTGGATTCAAACCATATTATAGGTCAATTGTATGTTCACCTGTACAAGATAAATCATTTAGAGGAGTTTAATATGGGAATACCTAAAAGAAAAACAAACGTTCAGATTTATAAAGGAACTGAACTTACTAAAAGAAGACAGGAATTATTGGATAAGATTACTAAAGCGGATTCTTATCTACCTGAATCTATTTTACATGATGATTTGGACGCGGGTATGTTAGATTATATTACTAACACTTTTAAAGTTGAGTCTGAGGGTAAACAAATTCCTATTATTAAAAAAATATTAACAATACAAAGATGGGCGGAGTTTGCGAACAATTGGGAATTTTCTGACCAAGATGGTAATATGGAATTACCATTTATTGCTGTAATAAGACAACCCGAAGCAAATTTAGGTACTAACCCATCAGTACAAAGAACAATTCCTGATAGATATCAAGTTTATTATGCCTCAGTACCAACATGGGATGGTAATCAAATGGGTGCAGACATATACACAATACCTCAACCTATTCCAATAGATATAAATTATACTGTAACCATTGTGTGTAATAAATTTAGAGATGTAAATAAGTTTAATAGAAAAGTTTTACAACATTTTGCATCAAGACAAGATTATACAACAATTAAAGGACATTATATTCCATTAATTTTAGATAAGATTGAGGATAATACACCAATGCAGACTTTGGAAGGAAGAAGATTCTACTTACAAAATTACTCATTTACTTTATTGGGTTATTTGATGGATAGTGATGAATTCGAAGTAAAACCTTCAATAAATCGTCTTTTTACAATGACCGAATTTTTGAAAGATAATAAATTAAAGAGTAAGAAAACATTAAACAAAGATAATGTAGTCCAAACCGCAACATTTATTGCAGACGGAATACAGACACAATTTAGTGTTGGTGAAAGTATAGGTGTGTTGTTTGATGTAAAACAAGATAATCAGTTATTAAATTTAAATCATGATTATTTTCATGTTGCATATACACCAAATATAAATTTTGATTCTCCTCCGGCTGAAGGTTCTATTATTGTAGTTCAATATTACAAAGGAAGAAATAATAGAATGTTGGGTAGTACGGGTAAACTTTTACAACATATTAGAGAAGAATTTCAATATACCGGTACCGAACCTGTGGATAGTGATGGTAATCCAATTTATTCATTAACACAAGTTGTAAGTAATATTATAACTGTCGAAATAAATGGTCTTGCCGAACAAGAAAATATTGGATATGAATTGGTAGATGACTATTCTATAAAATTATTAGGTAGACCATTAATAAATTCAAACGTAAGTATATCTTATTTATATTAATATTAAAAATTTATGTACGAATTTATAAAGGATAATACAACAACAGCAAAATCACTGAATAGAGCAATTAAAATTACTACAGTGTCTTTTGTTGCAAATGGTAATCAAACACAATTTAGTGTGGGTGAAAATATAGGTACGTTATTTTCAGTATCGGTAAACGGTTTAGCACAAATTAAAGAATCAAACTATAATCACGTTCAATATACAACTAAAATTAGTTTTATTGATGCACCACCATTAAATTCAGTGATATCTATTCAGTATTATAAAGGAATTAATAGTGTGATTTTAGATAATACTGGTAAACTAATTCAATTTATAAAAGAAGAATTTGTTTATACCGGTACAACATCATTCAATTTAAAACAATCCATAAACAGTTTAATGACTGTAGAAACAAATGGTTTGGCGGAAGAAGAAGGTGTTGGGTTTGATATATCAACAGATAAACAAATCACCTACCTATATAATCCAGTTTTGGGTTCAAAAATTAGTATTAGCTACCTATACTAATCCCCATAGATATCTTTCTTTTTAGGTACACAAAAGTTTTCAATCCACTTTTCTAGTACCTTATGTATTTTTAAACCATTTTTTTCACAATGTGATTTCAACATTTCATGATGTTTCTCACTTATTTTAACGTTTTTTTGTTTCTTTTCCATAATAAAGATAATAAAAGATAAATAACTATCTTTTTAAAAAAACTTGGGAAATCTTTGGTGTAAACAAAGATATTTATATGATATAATAAAATATTTTAACCAAACATTAATCAATGGCAACAAATAACAGAGTTTTCGTATCTCCCGGTGTTTACACTTCAGAGGTAGATTTAACATTCGTAGCACAAAGTGTAGGTGTTACAACATTGGGTTTAGTAGGTGAAACTGTAAAAGGACCTGCTTTTGAACCAATTTTACTTTCAAATTTTGAGGAGTATAAGACATACTTCGGCCCTAACTCTCCTGAAAAAGATGGTAATGGTAATCCAAAATATGAACTTCCATATCTTGCAAAATCATATTTACAAGAATCAAATCAATTATTCGTAACAAGAATATTAGGTCTTACAGGTTATAAACCAGGTAAAACTTACGGTATCAAAACAATTGGTACAGGTGTTTGGGATGGTGTAGTTGTGGCTGCTTTAAGATCAAGAGGTCATTATGATAATTCAATAGATTTAATTTTAGAAACTACAAGTAATGGTGATTTAACAATATCAGGTAGTACAATTACAGGTAATCCTTTAAACGAATTTACAATAAACGTTTATGGAGTTACTTCAGATGAAACAAAATCGTTTACTGTTTCTATGGATAGTTCATCTAAAAATTATATCACAAGAGTTTTAGGTAATAGTGTATTTGACAAATATTATGGTGATTTCCCTGTATATGTACACGAAGTTTATCCACATTTATTAGATGATTTGATTAAACAAGGTCTTGTGACTGGTCTTTCTTTAGAAGTTGCGTATAATTCAGATGGTGATGATTTTTTAAGAGAATACGACACACCAATGTCCCCTATGGTAGTTTCTGAAGTACGTGGTAATAAAGTTGATGAGTTATTTAGTGTAATTACAATATCAGACGGTGATGAAGCTAATAACGCAGTTAAAGTTACTATTGCTAATATTAATATTGATACAAATGAATTTGATATCCTTGTTAGAGATTTCTTTGATACTGACGATAATATGGTAGTTTTAGAAAAATTCTCAAGATGTTCAATGAATCCTGAAGTATCAGGTTATGTTGCAAGAAAAGTAGGTACATCAAATGGTGATTATACATTGAATTCAAAATACATCATGTTATCAATGGTAGAAGGTGCACCTACAAATGCATTTCCTGCTGGTTTCAAAGGATTCACTTCAAAAGATGATTTTGATGGTGCAACTTTAGGTTCTGTGTTTTTCAAAACAGAATATTTTAATTCAGGAGATACTATGTACTTAGACATGGATGGTAATCCTGTATTATCTGGCGGTGATAAAATAAAGAAAGTAACTTTAGGTTTATCTACTCAAACAGGTTTCAAATATGACAAGGACTTATTTAAATATAAAGGTCAGTCAGCAAATGGTTCAACATATGGTTTCCATTTATCAATAAATGCTGATGATAGTGTATTTTCTACCACTCCATATGATTTAGAAGGAACAGATAAAGGATCATTAAGTAATATAAACTATCGTAAATTCACATTTGCGGTTTGTGGTGGTTTTGATGGTTGGGATATATACAGAAACGTAAGAACTTACGGACCTGAATTTATCTATGGTAAACAAACATACATTTCAGGTAATACCGATAATGGTGGTGTATTTGGTGTAGATAATGCCAATTCAGACTATTATGCGTATGTAAAAGGTATTGACACATTCTCAAATCCTGAAGCTGTGGATATTAACGTATTTGCAACAGCAGGTATTAACTGGTATGACCACGAATCTTTAACACAACACGCAATCGATGTTGTTGAAAACGAAAGAGCTGACTCAATTTATATTATGTCATCTCCTGGTCCTAATTCAATATCAGGTTCTACAGAAATTTCAAATGCATTATCTGATTCGGCTTTTGATTCTAACTACTCAGCAACATATTGGCCTTGGATTCAAGTAAGAGATACCGACAATTCAACTCAATTATATGTTCCACCAACAGGTGAAGTATTAAAGAACATCGCGTTGACTGATAATGTATCATATCCTTGGTTCGCAGTTGCGGGTTATTCAAGAGGTATTGTAAATGCAATCAAAGCCGCTAAAAAATTAACTTTAGACGAAAGAGATGAACTTTACAAAAATAGAATTAATCCAATTGCAACTTTCTCTGATACAGGTACTATCATTTGGGGTAATAAAACACTTCAAATTAGAGAATCTGCATTAGATAGATTAAATGTAAGAAGATTACTTTTAAGAGCTAGAAAATTAATTTCAGCAGTTGCAGTAAGATTGTTATTTGAACAAAATGACGACCAAGTAAGACAAGAATTCTTAAGATTGGTAAACCCAATTTTAGAATCAATCAAGAAAGAAAGAGGTTTGTACGATTTCCGTGTAAGTGTGTCTAACGACCCTGAAGATATAGATGCTAACACATTGAGAGGTAAGATTTACGTTAAACCTACTCGTTCTCTTGAATTCATTGATTTAGAGTTCGTTATCACTCCAACAGGAGCATCATTCGAAAATATCTAATCTAAAAGGAGTTATATAAATAAGAAAGGGGGTCAAACGACTCCCTTTTTTTATATTCTATGTTTTATCTTTTGATAAATGTAATCGGATATTTCTTTATATCCATAAACATTCGGATGGTAATCCCCCTCAAAATAACCCTTTTGGTCATTCCAAACACTTCTAGTTCCATATTCCCAAATACTAGCATTATTTTGAATTTCAAAATTTCTTAAATATTCTGATAATGAACTAGTTGGTTCAATAAAAGTATCAGGTAAATTGTTAATATCAAAATCTTCATCTTGAAATAAAGGATAAAAAGCATTAAAATAAAAATGAGTTTTATTTTTTAATATTTCTTCAATTTCTTTAAAATATTCAATTGGACCGTTTATATCATTTGGTTTTCTATATCTATGTGGATAAGAAAACATTACAATTATAATATCATCTTGTTTAAAAAATCTTTGATTGGATTTAATATCGTTACGAATATATTCATTTCCATAACCACAAACTCCCATATTGATATATAATAGACCTAATTTTTCTGCTAACCATCTAGACCATGAGTTTTGTTCTCTTAACTTTTGAATATATTTTGGTGGATTTGCATTTTCTTTAAATTCAATTTCATCTTCAACCGCATGACCTGCGGTCCAACTATCCCCAAATGTAATTAATCTTCTCATATGATGTTCCACAAGGAACCTATTTTTATAAATTGTATAAAATCGTAAATTATCCAGAATATACTAGTATTTTCTAGTATATTTTTTATATAGTATTTATTTTATATTATTTATTATTGTTTTAAACTGGAACTAGATACTGGAGCCTGTAAAAAACTACGAAAAATAATTGACAAAGTCAAATTAATATAAAAAAATTATTTCCAATACTGATATATTTATAAGAAAGTAAATAATTACAAAAAACTTAACAAATACAACATGGCAGATTTACTAATGAAAATGCCGGTTCCATATGAACCGAAAAGACAAAACCGATTTATCGTTCGTTTCCCATCATCTTTGGGTATAAATGAATGGTACGTAACTTCGGCTAAAAGACCAGCAGTTAAAATTACTCCAGTAGCAATACCGTTTTTAAATACTTCAACATATGTAGCAGGTAGATTTGAATGGGAAACAATGCAAGTAACGTTTAAAGACCCAATTGGACCTTCAGCTTCACAAGCGTTGATGGAATGGTTCCGTTTACATGCAGAGTCTGTTACAGGACGTATGGGATATGCAGCAGGATACAAAAAGGACATTGAATTGGAAATGTTAGACCCAACAGGTGTTGTTGTAGAAAAATGGGTTTTACAAGGTACATTTATTACTGATTTAAACTTTGGTGATTTAGATTACTCAAGAGATGAATTAGCTCAAATCACATGTACTTTGAGAATGGATAGATGTATCCAAGTATACTAATATTAGATTTTTTCATAATATAAACCGATATTCCAGAAATGGCCTATCGGTTTTTTATTTTAAATCTTTACTTTCTTGTAGTTATAGTATAAACTTAATATATGGATAATTTTAAAATAGACCCGACAATTGCGTACGATGTAGTTGAATTACCTTCAAAAGGTATTTTCTACGATAATAAGAAAAAATCATTAAGAGTTGCATATCTTACGGCTGCTGATGAGAACATATTAACATCCCCAAATTTATTACAAAACGATGGGGTTATTGATGAGTTGTTAAAACGAAAGATATTAGATAAAGATATCACAATTGATGAATTAGTTAATGAAGATAGACAAGCTATTTTAATATTTTTAAGAAACACATCATTTGGTTCTGAATATACATTAAAATTATTAGATCCAAAAACAGGTCAAAATTTTGAATTTAATGTGGATTTAAGTGTATTAAAAGTAAAAGACTTCAAGTTAAAAGAAGATTCAAATGGAGAATTTGAATATTTCATGGAAAGTTCAAAAAAGAATATTACATTCAAATTTTTAAATAATTTACAAGAAAAGGAATTGGATAAACTAAGAAACGATGAAAAATTATTAGTAAAACCAATTAGTACTAAGAGATTGGAAATGATGATTAAATCCGTAGAAGGTAATAGAGACCCTATGTTAATTTACCAATTCATTCAAAATTTACCCATCAAAGATTCACAAGAATTTAGAAAATTCACAAATATTAATAAACCAGGTATTGATTTAACAATAGAAGTAATAGCCCCATCAGGAGAGAAAGTCACAGGTTTAATTGACTTTGGGGTTGAATTTTTTCGTCCTTTCTACGGAATATAAGAAAAATCAAATTAGAATTATTAATGGTCTTGTAAAACATGGTTATACTTATAGTGATATCTTAATCATGCCCATTCACGAAAGAAATAATATAGTAATGGCACTCAACGAGGAAAATGATGGTTAAACTATTTATAATAAAACCATAACGAATGGATGGATTAAATGCGAATCAACAAAGTGCATTAAAAAATTTCTTACAGACCAACTCAAATTTTAATTACCAAGGTAATCAGGCGAATAGTTTTATTAACAATTATTTAGTTGGTTTGAATAATCAAGCCAGCAGTTCAACGTCAAGTTTAAACTCAGGTTCAAGTTCTATACTTAGTAGTGGTTTATCTAAAGTTGGTGGTATAGCCACCAGTGCAATTAATGGTGCTTCTAAAGTTGCGTTAGCGGGTTTCGTTGACCAATTAGAAAATTATAGTGGTAGAATTAGTGTAGGAACTGCAGAACAAATTTTACAAGCTGTAACAGGTGGTTTGGGGAATGTATTAAGTTTAAATTGGGCCGGTCTTATAGGTGGATTATTTGATATGGCATCAAGTGCCGCTCAGAAATTTTTAAACGATTTAGCAAAAACTCAAGCTAAATTGGTTGAGGTTACAAATAAATCAGGTGGATTTATTGGAGAGTTGGGTGAAAATATGAGAAACGAGTTGAATGATGCTTTAGAAACTACAGTTCAACTTGGTATGACAATTGATGATTTTATTGAAAGTTCAACTGCATTAGTAAAAAATTCAGGAAGAATGGCTCTTTATAGTAAAGAAGCTATTATTGAAGGTGTGTTAGCATCACAAGCTTATGGTTCATCATCAAAACTTCTTTTAGAAAATACTGAAAAATTTAGAAATGTTGGAATGGGTATCCAAGATGCTGCAAAAGCAATTGAGATATCAGGACAAAAAACTTTAGCACTTGGTTTAAATGCGAAGGTTTTAACTGACACATTAGTTGGTAATATTGAGAAATTAAATCAATATGGATTTAAAAATGGAATAGAAGGTTTAGCAAAAATGGCAAGAGAGGCTCAATCTCTTGGTTTAAATATTGATACTACATTAAAAATTGCCGACCAATTATTTGACCCTGCTAAGGCGATAGATATGGCAGCAAATTTACAAGTTCTTGGTGGTGCTGTGGGTGATTTTGGTGATCCATTAAGAATGATTTATGATGTGACTAATAACGTTGAGGGATTACAAACAAGTTTGATAAATGCAGCAAAAGGTTTAGCCACATTTGATGAAAAAACTAAAACATTCCGTGTTGTTGGTGCAAATTTAAGAAGAGCTAAAATGTTAGCTGACACGTTTGGTATGAGTTTAGGGGATATGACAAATTTAGCCGTTAAAGCAAATAATCAATTTGCTGCTATGTCTGAAATAAATTTATTACGTGGACTTAATGATGACCAAAAAGAATTCCTTAAAAATATTTCAACATTAAAAGATGGTAAAGTAGGTATTAGTATTCCAAATGATGTTGCTGAAAAATTTGGTGTTTTAAGTGATGTAAAAGATGGATTTTTAAATCTTTCAGATTTACAAAAAAGAGGAACTGATTTTACTTCGGCTTTGATTGACTATCAAAAGAAAATTGCTGAAACTAAACCAGAAGAAGTGGCAAGAGGTCAATTTAATGCAACTACACAAATTTTGAACGTTATAAATGCAATGTGGGTAAAACAACAAAATGATACCAGAAAATCATTTGATGGTCAAATGGTGAAACTTAACATGCAAGAATTGGCTAAAGGTATGTCAAGTGAAAGAGTGTCTGGTAAATCAATGCAAGAAAATTTTGATTTCATAACAGAACAAGCAAAACAAAGTTTATTAAAAGCTCGACAAGATTTCCTTAAACAAACCGAAACTTACGGAAAGGCTAATACTGAAATGATTAAAGATGCAAAAAATAGACTTGAACCATTAAAATCACCTGGCCAATCATTGAATAAAACCAAGACACCTACTAATTTGGACATGAATGCAAATAAAACTGTAAAAATTGACCAAACAGTAACAATTAAAGGTGGTGGAGATGCTGTTAAGGAAGTCACAAGGAATTTTGAAAAAAACAAAGATTTAATTAAAGGTTTAGGAATACAAACAGTATATAATGCAAGGTCATTTGATAATGTACAAAAAATACAACCAAAATAATAAAAAATCTATTTATAATAAAATAATAAATGCCAAGCTACTTAGACTTTGATTCAACGAAAAATTTTAGGGATTTTATTTTAGGAAAAACTTTACAACAACCTAATGGTCCACAAAGTTTTAGTTCAAATACATACTATGAACAAAACCTAAGCAACATGAACAATGTTGGTTCTGGTGGTGTTGATACAACAACCCCAACAGTAAACCAAACACAAGCTTTGAATACATTCAATACAACTGATGTTAATGTTTTCACAGATTTAAGTAATTTACCAAGAAGAGCTAATTTAAATTTATACCCATATTTTGTGTCCAATGATTATTCATTGGTTGGTATTGCATTAAGTAATTCAAGTTATGAAACAGAATCTGAATTATTTAAATTTGCAGCTTCAAATATTAGAAACAATCCTCAAGGACCTGTAATTTCAAGATTGGCTCAAAACATAGAAAAGAATACGTTAGGTAGAGCGAGAATATTGGATGCATTAAATGGTAATACCACAACCGCTATTAATATTATCACAGGTAGAGAACCTTTGGTTGAAGCAAATTACAAGATTACAGTTGATAATACAATTAGTATACCAGGTCAAGCGGCTAACTTTTTAAATTTAGTTGCGGGTACTGAATTACCTTTTACTATAATACCAGGTAATTTATTTAACGATGTTGGTAATCCATTAAATAATAATAATACAAGACCTACAGCGACAAGTGAAGTAGGAAGAATATATCAAGATGTCACAGGTACATTAGGTTCATTAATTGGAATACAAAGACGACCATTAGCTTCAAGAAAACCATCTGACATATTACTTCAATATATGGGTTCGGGTCAAAAAAATAGATTATATGAGAGTTTATCATATAACAAATATGGTCCTGATTACTCAACTTCAGGTATGAGTCAAAATACATCCGCAGTTTTTAAAGGACTTGATAACATTTTAGCAAAAGGAAAGAAAATTTTAGGAATACAAGAAGGAAAAAGAAGTGGTACATATATTGGAGATGATAGAAAAAATAATTTAGAAAGTACAATACATGATGGTTATGATAGACCATATCAAAGTAGTTATTATCTTTCACAATTATTTGACCCAATAGCTGTTGATGTTTTTAGAAGAAGTACTTCAATTTCAGAAGGTGGTAATATTGCATCCAATTTTACGTGGGTTTCACAAAATAGAAAAACAAGTTTAGGTGCAAATAATCCACAATGGAGCCAACAAAGTACGTTGTTTGAAAAAACAATGTCAACTAATTCCGAATATTCAGGATTTACACATAATTCAATATTAGATATCACCAAACAAATGTTAGTTCAACCAAACCAAGTATCTTGGGCAATTGACCAAACATCAAGAGTTTTTAAAGATGGTGATTTTAAAATGTCAAAAGGTTCTGCAATAAAGTATACTGACAAATATAGTAAAGACGAAGCAGGAGTTGAATATTGTAGAGTTTGGACAAAAGATAGAGCATATTCAAATTATTCAAGTACAATGAAAAGAAATGAATTGTATAGAAAATTTGATGGTAGTGTAATGGGTGGTGCAAGTAGACCATGGAATTTAAACATTGCACCAATGTCTAATGGTAAAAAATCATTTGAAAATTCAACAAATATAAAAGATGATGGTAATGGATTCTATGCTAAAAAATATATGTTTTCAATTGAAAACTTAGCATGGAAAACATCTAATTTACCGGGTTTTCAAGTCAGTGATTTACCGGCTTGTGAAAGAGGACCTAATGGTGGTAGAGTAATGTGGTTTCCACCATATGATTTAAAAGTATCAGAACAAAACAATGCCAACTGGGATAAGAACGTATTCATAGGAAGACCTGAACCAATTTACACGTATTTGGATTCAGAAAGAAACGGTACAGTATCATTTAAAGTAATTGTTGATCACCCAAGTATTTTGAATTTATTAGTAAGAGAATATTTTAAAGGAATGTCAGATGAAGAGGCTGATAACTATATAAACGCATTTTTTGCTGGTTGTCAAGATTTAGATTTCTATGCGTTAATTCAAAAATATGCAACATTAGATAAAAATGATGTTGATTTAATTAAACAATATTTAAATGCGGGAACTACTAAAGAAGTTATTAATTCTTTAAAGTTTACTAGTCAAGACATTACAGAAACAACACCTGAATCAACAAAAAGCGATACAAATCCTGTAAATCTTAAATCTATATTTTACTTTCCTAATGCTGTACCATATAAAAATACATATTCGGGAAAAACAGATGCGTTAATATCAGACACATTAGGAACATATTACATAGATAGTCCATCATACATTACATTATTAGGTGATGAATTACATTCTCTAACAGGTAGAACAGGAGCTAATGATATAAATGATAAAAAAATTATTTTTAATAAGACAACAGACATTACTGAAGAAAATATAAATTTAGTAATTACTCAAACTCAAAATGGATTTAGTCAATTAAATGAAAATTTATTAGAATATAATGCATTTTACGGAACGTTAAAAAATGATATATCAGGTAAAACTGTGACTGATTTAGAAATTAAATTACATGCTAGTTGTTCTGCTTTAGATACAACAGTATATAACTTTTTCCTTGGTGTAAGAAGAAATTATAGTATATTAGTTGATTTCTTAAAAAATATTAGTAAAACGCCAGAAGATTTTAATGAATCAGCACTTGGTTGGCCAACAGATAGTGAATTAAATGGTTTAAAAAAAGAAGGTTTAAAATTTACAAATACACTAACATATAAAGATTTAGGTTGGGATTTAGACGGTAAAATAGTTTATTCAATATCAACAACAGGAGAGGAATTTAAATTTACAGATTCAAATAATCAAGGAATTGATTGTCATGGTTTAGAAATAAAAAACCAAAATTTAGCTAAACACGCACCAATACCATTCTTTTGTAGACAAGGTGAGATGACTGTTGATTATAATAAAACAAATACAACAGTAGTACCACCACAATCTAAAACTGTAAATAAATTACATGTTGACCCTGACCAACAAGAAGTGATAACTAAATCAATTCCAAAACCACCAATTGATGTGATGAAGAGAATCATCATGAAAACATTATCAGAATGTTTTTATTTCAAAAAACTTGAAGAAGATTCTCCATTAATTTTTACATCACTTAAGGAAAAATTAAAATATTTTCACCCTTCATTCCATTCAATGACACCTGAAGGATTGAATAGTCGTTTAACATTTTTATTACAGTGTTTGAGACCTGGTGATACTATTCCTGTTATGAATGGTAAAAAACAAAGTGTTGCGAGAAATACAACTTTTGGTCCACCACCAATTTGTGTAATAAGAATTGGGGATTTCTATCATTCTAAAATTATAATCAGAGATATTAATATAAATTACGATGACAGTCCGTGGGATTTTAATCCTGAGGGTATTGGTGTACAACCAATGATTGCAACCGTAACTTTACAAGTGGCATTTATTGGAGGTCAAGGTTTAGAAAGACCTGTAGAAAGATTACAAAATTCTCTTTCATCTAACTTCTTCGCTAATACTGAAATGTATGATGAAAGGTCAGAATCTACAGCAACAACAATTGGTGGAAAAAAATATGACGATTTTACTAAAGAATTCTTAGAAAAATTAACAGATAAACCTGAGTTTGAATTATTAAGTGATTTGGAAGCCAAAAAAACATTCAAATTTGGAAAATTTATCGGTGAAATAATACCCGATGTTAACACATTAGGTGCTCTTGATTATACGAATTTAATTAATGATTTGTATAAATTATCTTCAGATTATGTACAATCATATAAAGATACCTATTATGACATATTAGATAAATTTAGTAAAAAAATTACAGGTTTATATTTGTCATCTAACTATAGAACAATTAATAAATTGGATATAGTTAAAAATGAAAATATGTATAGTTCACCTGATAAAATTGAAATGTTAGGTGCTTTTGACCCTATTTTATTTGATTTATCAACATTAATTAATTCATTTGGTAGTAGTCTCAAAGACGTTGTTGATTTTCTAAACGTATCGGTAGATGTATTAAAAATATTAGACCCCATACAAGATGAACAACATATCCAAACTTGTGAAACTGAAATTAAATTTTTAGTAAAAAATGTAATTGATACTAAAATTGAAGAGATGTTGAGTTATGATGCTATTAAAAAAATAGAAGACAATCGTAATAAAATTATAACAATTGTGGATCAACTTAATTTTATTACAAATTATAAAACAGATGCAATGATTTCAGGAAATACCGAATCTGTATCATATATGGACGCAACTCTAAACGGATTTGTGTCTTCTGATTTTTACAATTCATATTCAAATGTTATTGATTATATTAATACTTCAAATACCAAATTAAAAACATATATTGATAATACTATTGATTTTGGTAATGAATCAACATTAACTACTCAAATGTATCCAACATCAATTTGTGGGGAAATTATATTAACATTCTTGAAAGGAAAGGAGTCCGATATCATAAAAACAGTTATAAATGCAATTGGTACGGATACAATTACAACAACATTTGTTGAAAATTTAACAAAACAAGTAAATTCAATATTATTTATTACAACAGACGTAATGACTGTTTTAGATATACCAACTGCACCAACTAAAACAAATACTAAATCAACATCGTTTAATATTGTTGAAAATAATCAAATATTTGATGTAGATGAAGGTCATTTAGTTAATAAAATATTTGCAGAAAAATTACCATTAACCGATAAATTAAATTTCTATAAACCATGAGTCGACAATACTACGATAGATATCAGTTATTTTTAAAGGATGGAGAATTTAGAATTGTCCCTGGTATAGAATTACCTATTAAAGGAACTGACAAATATATACAATATAAAAAAGGTAAAGATAGATTAGATAAAATATCACAAGAATATTATGGAACACCACTTTTTGGTTGGTTAATTTTACAAGCTAATCCATTATATGGTAGTTTGGAATTTACAATTCCTGATAATTCATATTTAAGAATACCATTTCCTTTGATAACCTCTTTACAAGATTACAAAAGTGGTGTAGAATTGTATAACTTATACTATGGGGAACAATAACTTAAAAGAAACAGAAAATCTGTCTATTATATTAGATGAAAATAACATTCTTTGTGTGGACCCAAATAGTGTTATTAATGAACAAAATCTTGCTGAACCCAGACATGTAAGACCTGAAAATTTGGTAATGTATGTAAATTTGGAGGCAGATTTAGTACCGAGGTCAGTTTTAGTTTCTGATAAAAACCCAGCAACAGGAAAACTACAAACGATTGCAGGAGGAACCCTAAACTTCTTAAAAAATCAAAATAATAGTAATGGTGATTTTGACACTAGTTGGACAGATTATTTTAATCCAACAAAGTCAACATCTGAAATTATTATGACAAATACAAACGGTAATATATCACTTTTTGAAGTTGATTTACCCGCTAAAGAAGACGACCCAAGCGGTCAATCTTTTGGTATTGAAAGTATTAATATTAACGTCACATCAATTGGATTACCTAAGGTGACAATTAACTTTATTGATGTTAGAGGAAAAACATTATTAAGTGGTGAAAAAAATTCACCATATGCATCTTTTTTCCATTTACCGTGGCCAATATTTTACTTAACAGTAAAAGGTTATTATGGTAAAGCAATTAAGTATAGATTACATATGACATCATTTACATCTAAGTTTAATGATTCAAATGGTAATTTTGAAGTTACAAGTTCATTTGTTGGACAATTATATGCATTTTTAGCTGAGATTCCGTTGAATGGTATTTTAGCGGCACCATATCTTTATTATATTGAAACTGAAAAAGATGTACAAACAAATACTAAAAATAATGTTGTTGAGAAAAGAATTTCAAAAAGTTCAAAAGGATATCAATTATTAAATTCAGTATATGATGAATATAAAGCAAAAGGTTTAATTGATAAAAATTTTAAAACAATTACACTTAGAGAATTAATTACTAAAGCCAAAAGTTTAGACAAAATTTTAGAAAAAGAATTATTTTCAAACGCTGTGGATTTTAAAATTGTGGGAAGTTTAAATGAATTGGAAACTAATATTAAAAATTATTACGATAGTATAGTTTATTGGATTACTAGATATGTTAGTTCAGATTATTATCCTAATAAAAAATTAAAATATCTATCTAGTCAAGATAAAACAAGTACAGAGAATTTATTAGACCCAAAAAAAACTGGCACATTAGAATCTTTTTTATCTTTTTATAATGAACAGATTACTAAAATAAAAACATATATTGACAATCATAGTAAAGAAAGTAATAATGAAATTTATAAAAAAATAAGTTTAGATATTCCTACAACTTTAAATGATGTTAATTCTTATTATGAAGTGGCACCAGATGGTACCAAAGATATTTTATTTAATGATGTTTTAATATTGAGTGATATACAAAAAATGAGACAATCATTTACTTCACAAAAAGATAAAATATACGGGGAGATTACAACCAAAATGAATGATATCATTAAAGACCCTAATAAAGGTATTGGTTTTAACCCAACAATTAAAAATGTTTTCGCAGTTGTTTTAGCTAATGCTGAAGTTTTTATTAAGTTTCTAAAGGATGTTCACGTTAAAGCGTTTGAAGTTGGAGAAATTAGAAGAAGTAAATTAACTAAACAATATTGTAATGAAACACCTGATATAAATGGTGGTAATATATACCCATGGCCAAAAGTAGTTAAACCAAGTAATGATGGTACATTAAGTGTATTAGCATATCCGGGTGAAAGTGAATTGGTTGAAATATTAGGGTCTAACGATAAAACTTTATGGCCTGAAGTTGATTTTATTGAAAACTATATTGGTATTGTAACTAAAAGAGTTGATACATTGGCAGATAAAGAAGGAGGAGTTGGACAAGTTAATATGGTATTTGTTGATAATAATGACAAAGTCAATGTAAGACCAACGGCTACTATTCTTGACATGAATTATGATACAACACCATATTCTAATAAAACTATATCATCTACAATTTATGAAATTTATGAAAGAAGTAGATATATTACATTATATAACACAAATGACAATCAAACAATTTTAGAATTGGCAGATTTAGAATTTGAAAACATCCAAAAATGTTTATCCGAAGATTTTGACTTAATTGAGATACTAAAAAAAGTTTCTAATCAAACTAAATTACATGATTATCTAAAAGCGTTTTCGGAATTAGAAAGATATCCATATTATTTAGATAGATACCCAACTGTTGATTATATCAAAAAAAATATTGACAGTCCATTTATTATAGAACAAACTTTTCCTGAAAATATCTTACCTAATTTTGATTCTGTATATCCTAAATTTTCTAAAGATATTTCAAACTATGTTTCTGAAAAATATAGATTAAGTTTATATCCATATAATTCGGAGGATTATTTTAATAGAATTAATAAGACAAATTTTAATATTGATGAACTTACATTCCAAAATATATTTTCTGTAGACTCAACCAAATATTTGATTACCTCACCTCAAGTTATACCAACTGATTGGGTAAAAAAAGAATATCAAGATAACATATTCTCAAGACCTATTAAATTTGGAAATACATCAGTTAATATACTAAACACACCATATTTTCATAATCAACTATATAGTGATTTTACAAAGAATTTAAACGTACCACATAATGTACCAACATCTAAGTATGCGGGTTCAGCATACTTGTTATTAAATTCTTTACCATTTTATGAATTATCTGATGAAATAGATTTTCCATATAATGGTAAAACTCGTTTATCTAATATGTTTAGAGAAATGAGTTCTTCACACAGAATACCATATCATCTATTATTAAAATGGGGGTCAATTTATCATAGATATAAAAAACACACATTAGATAATGAAGATATTTTACTTTCTTTTGAAGACGAAATAAATAGAAATATATTTTTTAAGGGTCCTGATAACAACTTTATTGAAACTTTGTTTTTTAACCAATGGACTGATGATAGAAATAAAAATGTTAAATTTCAAAACGTTAGATTATTTCCAAGTGATTATACAGGTTCAACAATAACATCAAAAGAATCAGGTATTAATCCATTCTACGAAGCGGTCTTTTCACAAATTGTAAATGGATATACACATTATGATACTATGAGTCTTACTGGTAGTACATCATATTCAGGTCGAACAGATTTAACCACAGGTTCAACCAAAACATTTATTAAAAATTATAAAAACCACGATTATTACACAACATATTTTGATAATTCAGTAATGTATACGAATAATACGTATTATACATTATTACCTACTACAGGTGGTTTGAACGAAGATTTTTTAGATACAAAATATACAACCATAAATCAATCTAACTTTAGAATTTTATGGTATGAAGAAACAAAGATTAATGAAGATGATGTTTTTAGTAATTATAGTGTCACATCTTCAAATTATTATTTTAATTATAATTTAGACAATTTTGAAAATTATACTAAAATGTATGATTTGATATCAACATTCCCAATCAATGTTTTAGAAGAATTCGAAAAATTATTTTTAGAATTTTCAAGCGAAAAAGAAAATGTCGAAACACCTTTATATTCCTTCCCAATTAAATTTGATTCAGTTAATACTGAATATAAAATAGAATATCAAAATTTTCAAACATTATTAAAAGATTTAGTAAGTATTACTAAAAATAAAGATGACGATTTTAATACACCATATAAGTTTGTACAAACATTAATAGATAAACAAAAAGTACAAGTTCAAAATGTTTCAGATTTAATATTAGGTTTAAATAACTTTGTCACATTAACATTGGCAAATCCAAGGGAATTAGATTTAAGCACATTAGAATCTTTTACAGAAATCAATCAAGACACATCGATTACTTATAATCCATTTGACAATTCACAAATTACAACTGGAAGTACTGGAACAATTGAATTCTTAAAAATTTACTTAGGGGAAGAACCTACAACAGATTGTTATCTAAATTTCTTTAAAAATAATGATATTGAATTAAGTATAGATAATATTATTAATTTTAGACATTTAATTTACATATATGCAGGTGGTGTCAAAGATGGTTTATTTAATAATTCACAAACATTTAAACAATATGTCGTTGATAATATTGTAGACCCATTTAGGGTAAGACAATCTAATTTTTTAAATCAAATTATAACTAAATTAAATAGTTTTGAATTTAAGGGTAAGGAAAACAAACCAAACGCATTAATAGAAAGTGGATTTAATAATAATACTGTAAAATTAGAATTATATAATACATTCAAATCATTTAACGATAAATGGGCCGCAGGTAATTCTATGGGTCAACATACTTTGTTAGAAGATTTTTTATTTTTAGATAGGGCAAATCAAGATATTGGAGATAAAGCATATATTGATATTACAAAACTAATACAATTAGAAAGTCCTAACAATGATAGTGCAGATTTATTTAGTGTTTGTAATATGTTAATTGAAGGAGAAGGTTTTGATATGAGACCAATGCCCGCGTATGTTAATTTCTATGGTACAAATTATGGTAAAAATCCAAAGTTAACACCATCACAAAGAGCGGCTAATGATATATTTGGTACTTTTTTGGAAGTTGATTATGAAGACGCTTCACCAAAAGTAGTCATTCAATATATTAATGAAACTTCTAAAAATCCTGATATGGGTGGAATAAGTGATAAGTATTACTTTAATAATGATAGTTTTAATATTGGTCAAAGAACACCAAACCCATTGTTTATTACAAACCCTGACAAATACACTATTGAAAATTTAAAAAAATCAAATAGAGTTGTGGCGTTTGAAGTTGGTGTAGGTGACCAAAATCAAGGATTATTTAAAGGTATTCAGGTTTCACAAGACACAATTAAAAATACAACAGAATCATTTAGAGTTTTTGAAAATATTGGTCGTTCTGCGACAGGTGCCGCAGCTGCACAAATAGACACAAATTTATATGATGTTTATAAACAAGCGTCTTATAGTTGTGAAATTACAATGATGGGTGACGTAATGATACAACCAACTATGTATTTCTATTTAAAAAATATACCAATTTTCACGGGTACATATTGGATTACAGATGTAAGTCATAGTATTAAAGGTTCAAAAATGACAACAACATTTAAAGGAACTAGAATACCGACTAATGCACTACCTGATTTTAAAGATTCATTTACGTCAAGTTATAAATCATTATTTGATTCAATTATTACACAAGGAACTAATCAATTTAAACAGGATATAAATCCACAACCTACAACTGAACAAAGTGTATCTACCCCAACAAATTCAGCAACTGTTGACCAAGGTACTAAACCATCACCACCAGGTGAAACTTTAATATCTGAAATTAATACCACAAATTACGGTATTCCATATAATGGTTATAAAGGTGAAAAATATATTCAATATATAACAGATAAATTTGGTGATAAATGGTTAAAAACCAAAGCAGTCGTTATGGGATCAACAGAATATCAAATTAATAATGAAATTGAAATGCAAATTTTGAATAGGTCTAATAGAAATATTTTATCAAGTTTAGATTTAAATCAAAATAGTATTGGACATGGTAAAAAGATAACATGGTCAAATTTAAAAAATTCAAAAGGATATTTTTATTCTACAAGATTTGACTTAAATAAGATTACCGCAGAAAATATTATGAAATTAGAAACTCATATGAAAAACCCATATGATGGAAAAAATACATTTGTAATAATGACCTCACCATTAATTATCGATATATCAAAAGACATTAATGGACCTATTAATGTCGGTCCCGCGTCAAGTGAATATGGTATTGGGTTATCGTATCAACTAGCTAAAGATTTAAAAATCAATAATGGTGATTTTGTCTATTTCAAATTATTATAAGAATAATACAATAATTGGGATATTTATATAAAAAACCTATATGGAAAATAATAGATTAAATAGTACCGTAGACCAGTTTTTAAATCCTAAAAAGGTTAAAAATGTATCAAATGACGGTATGGAAAGAGAAGAATGTGATTTGATGACAGGGGAATGTTATACAATCAGAGAAAAAGACGGAATAGTAGAAAGAATAAATAAAAAATACGTTACAAACGACGGTA